CGAGTGGTGCGTTAGTTAAATGTCGCAAGGCAGGTGCTAAAAACTGGGGAAATAAATCCAAATGAGCGACATGGATTTAAGATATTTCATCAATAAAATGGATGCTATTATACTTGGTGAAGAATCAAAAGATGAAACCAAAGATAGTGGTGAAGTTAAAGTTGGAAAGTACCAAACACGACATTTTGATATGTGTCCAAGTGCTACAAAGCTATATAAAAACATTAGTGATAAAAATGTTGATATGGGTATAGCAGAACGCACTGCTAAAATGCAAGATTTACTTTTTTATCTTGAAAAATATGCTAATGAACGTGGTAGTATTGAACCAGAATTTGCAACAATGGCAGAAGTCCTTGGCGAGCAAATTATGAATATGGCAAGCATGATGGATTTGTATGATGAACATCATTATATTATGGATACGCATGTAAAAGCAATTAAGGATTTAGTAAAGTCATGAAAATGGAAGATGTTCTTGGCGAAGCATGTTGGGCAGGCTATCACAAAGAAGGCATGAAAACAATGTTTGGAAAAAAATATCCAAACTGTGTCAAGAATAAAAAGAAACGTAGCGAAAGCACAGAACTTAAATGTGACCCGATTACAGAAAGTGTGCTGCTTGAACAAGTTGATTATTGTATGCACTGCGGAAATCTTGTATTACCAGAAGCCAAGGGTAATCTACACAAGTGGTTCAAAGACAAGTGGGTTAACATCGGTAAAAAAGTAGGTGGCAAACATCCACCGTGCGGCACAAGTGGCAGCAAGAGTGGTTATGCTAAATGTGTACCAGCAGCCAAAGCACGTAGTATGAGTGCATCAGAAAAACGTAGTGCAACAACTCGCAAACGCAAAGCACAAAATGCAGCAGGTCGTGGTGGTAAAGATACAGGTGGTAATGGCAAGGCACCAATTCGTGTAAGCACCAAAGCCAAATAAATAATATATTAGGATTTATAACATGAGTGATATGCGTTCTTTAATTGAAAAACTTACTGCCATTAGTGAAGACCGTCCAACAATCGGTGATGGTGTATATTTGGAGTTTGGCAACATTCTACAAGTAGATACTGAGATTATGGAAATGAGTGAAGACAGTATTACAATACTTGGTGATGAAAAATTATTTAAAGTTCTTGAAAGTTTAAATGAAATTGAAAGTCGTCCAGTTCGTAAAATTACAGAAAATGCACAGACAGTAAGAGATGCACTAATAAAAGGATTTAATACAAAACAATTCTCTGGTGATCGTTCTGCCGCAGTACATATTATGGATATTAAACCAGATGGAACTATTGTGGTAGATCGTCGAGAAAGTATTCAAGATGTACGCTACATGTTAATGAAAGGTGGTTTACCTGGTGTAAAAGTTGTTGCAGCAGTAGAAAAGTGGAATCAACCAACACCACCTGAGCAAAAACCATCAATTGTTCAACAAGTGTTAAAAGCAATAGGTATTGGCGAAAGCGTAACAGAAGGTGAAGTAGTTTCCTTACAAGATAATCACCAAACACTAAAACGTTTGGCAAAGATGTGGTGGCACGGTGATGAAGGCAAGCATGCACAAGCTGTAAAAATGTTGGGCAATATGGGTTGGGATATTGCAGAAGATGATGATGATATTGTTCTTAATAAAGATGGTAAGGAAATTCGCTTCTTTATGGATGATTTATATGAATCAATCGTAGCAGAAGCAGAATATCATGGTCGTAAAGTTCAATTGAATAAACCCCATAGAGGGGATGTTAAAAAATTTGCTGTCTTCGTTAAAGACCCTAAAACAGGCAATGTAAAAAAGGTAAACTTCGGAGACCCAAATATGAGGATTAAAAAGTCAAATCCAAAACGCCGAAAATCTTTTAGAGCAAGACACAAATGCCATACTGCCAAAGATAAAACCACAGCAAGATATTGGAGTTGCCGTAAATGGTAATTTCAAAAATTTATTCTGTTTACAAAATTACAAATAATGTAAATGGTAAATCATATATTGGATTTACTGGTAATACAATATTTGAAAGATTTGAACAGCATAAGAAAGATGCTTTGAAAATTCGTGACAATAGAAAATTTTATAATGCTATAAACAAGCATGGAGTTGATGTATGGAATATAGAATTATTAGAATCGGTTGAATCCGCAGAAATTGCCAAACAAAAAGAAATAGAATTTATAGAAAAATTTGATACCTATTATAATGGATATAATTCTACAAAAGGTGGCGATGGCAATAATGGCATAATTATGTCAGAAGAGTCAAATGCAAAAAGAAGTAAAGCATTAAAAGGTATTGCTAAAAATTATACAAGAATGCATGGTAAAATTCATTCAGAAGAATCTAAAAAGAAAATATCTGAATCACATAAGGGTAAGAAAAAACCTTGGGTAAAATGGGAAAAATCTATTATAGAGAAACGGGCGATGACTCGTCGTGGCTTAACAAAGGAACAATTTGATTCCATCCATTTGTTAAAAAATGAAGGTTTAACAGCAAGAGAAATATCAACCAACCTAAATTTATCACGGGATATGGTTAAAAAATGGTCCCTTAAAGAATGGGACTTCATGTAATGTTATTAACTGAATTATTTGACCTTGATGAAGCCGCTGGTGTAGGTGTAGTTCCTCCTACTAAGAAGGCTGCAAAAGACCCTCGTTATGCTAATGCGCTGACAGTTGATATTCATCCAGGCGAAACACAAAAGCAAGCAGCAAAATTTGGCAATAAGACCGATAAAATTGGTCGCCCACCTATTATGAGTCCAAGTGGTAAGGTTTAATGACTCAATTTACTGATACATTCTGTCGGCGTGCATTTACAGATTTAGTATTTGATTCTGGCATAATTAAACCTTGTTGTTATTTTTTATCAAATTTTACTAAAAAATTTCAAGATATTGAATCATCAAATCTGCAAGTTAGACAATATATCAAAGATAATAAATGGCACCCAGGCTGTGATAACTGTAAAAAAACCGAAAAAGACGGCAATAAAAAAAGTCATAGGTTGAATCACAAATATGATGATTTTGATTATGAATTATTTTATGAGAATAAATTTTCATTAAAAAATTTAGAGATTAGAGTTGACAATAATTGCAATATTGCTTGCATTACTTGTTTTAGTGATAGTAGTTCTCGTTGGTCTGCTGAATTAAAAAGAATGGGCGAACATGACCCATGTAAAAATAAAGTAAACACTGATATAGACAAACTTTTGACTTATGAAATTTGGAAAAATGTCGAAAAACTTACGATATATGGTGGTGAACCAATGTATAGTAAAAAAGTAGAAAAAATACTATCATGGGCTGTAGAAAATAATTTAAGTGAAAAGATTGATGTACATTTTTTCAGCAATGGTACTATTATAAACAAAAATATTATTGATAAATTTGAAAGATTCAAATCAATTAATATTGGTTTTAGTATTGACGGAACATTTGACAGATACCATATTATAAGATGGCCAGCCAATTGGAATGAAACATTGGAAAATTTTAATAAATTAAAATTAATGCCAAATGTTAATCTGTATATTATCTACACCTATAGTGTATTAAATGCTTACAATACCAAAGAAGATTTAGAAATTTTAAATGAGTATTTTAATTGTCCTATTGTTCCTAATTTATTAATAAATCCATCATATTATGCCGCAAGAAATTTGCCAGAATCAATAAAGGAAAAATTAATAGATCACTTAATTACGGTTCCTGAATTTTCATATCTCATAGCTGAATTACAACAACCAAGCAATGAGAAAGAATTAAAACAAGCTATCGAACGTGTTAAAAAATTAGATAATTTTAGAAATACTGATAGTAGTATACTATTTGCATCAGAAGTATGGTCAATAGCCGATAAATAATCTTATGCGTATTAAAGAAATCCTAGAAGCAGCAATGAGCACGACAATTCAAGGACGCCGCCCTATCAGTGCTGGTGCTCGTGGTCTAATGGCTGCTCGTTGGAAATATGATACCATCGTTCAGGGAAGTGATGGCAAGAACATGATAAACGCTGTTGAGCGTCTTGCAAGCACACTTGATGGCGCAGAACGCACTGACTATGATGGTATTGATAGTATGATGCAACAAATCTGCCGTGAGTTTGAAGTTGATCCAAAAGACCTTCATAATGCGTTTATTGCAAAATATAAATTGACACCCGATGCGATGGCTGCTAAAATGAAGCATGATCGTAAAAACCGTCCAAAATCCGTCTAACACAACATTTATAACAACACCAATTGGTGCTGTTGGCGCAATTGGTTCATCTACAACATATACAATTTCTGGTGGCGGTGGCAATGGCGGCACTGGATATCTAACAAATAGCGGTTCTATGAGTTTGGCACCTACTGGAAGTCCATCAGTAACAATAACTGGTAAAGAATTGCAAATTACACCAGTTGACAAAGGTGATGCAATTATTAGAACCAATCATAATGAAATAAATCTTGATAAATTGTATAAAACTGTTATGATGATTGCAGATAAGATGATGATTATCGCAGATGATCCATATTTTACAGAAAAGTATCCTACTTTAAAGGATGCTTATAACCAATATCAAACCTTATTAGAACTTTATAAAAGTGATGAATAAAAAAAAGAGCCACCGTAAAGTGGCTCTTTCGTATTAAAAAAACTTTTTAACCCAACGCAGAGCGTTGGTTATTAGTTTCCCAAAAGTGAATCAACCTTTGTTTCAACAGTACCAAGACGTACTTCAATTGCATCAAGTGCTGGATCAGCAGGTGTAGCAACTGCTTCTGAAACCGCTGCAATAACTTCTGGTGCTACTTCATCAACGCCAGTTGCAGTTGCAATAATATCAGCAACTGCTGCTACTGCTGCTTCTACTGCTTCTGGAGTTGTTGGTGCTGGTGCATCTGCAACTGCTGCAGAGATAGCATCAGCGATAGCAACTGGATCAATTACAACTTCTGGGTCTGCACTAACAACTGCTGAAACAGCGGCTGCAATAATAACTGCTACTTCGCTATCAACAATAGCATCTGCTTCATGTTGATCTGCAACAACGTCAGCTACAATAGCTGCTGCTTCTGGAACATCTGCACTTGGTGAGAGAGCAACAACATCTTCAACTGCAACTGGTGCAGCGTCTGCTGGTGCTGCAACGATAGCATCAATGTGTTCTGCAGTCTTTGCAGCAATTAGGTGGTCAACTTGTGCTTCAACTACTGAAAGGCGAGCATCAAGTTCTTCTGTAGTAGTAGGCGCATCTGTATTAACTGTGGTGCCTGTTAGTGTTGCTAGTTTTGCTTCAACAGCAACTAAACGTGTGGCCAAATCGTCTAATCTCATGGGTTTTTCCTTTGGGTTTGAATTTTGTGTACCACCGTGGTACGCAACTATTTAAGTGCCGATCTATGACGTTGTTGTGACAAAACTTAATATATTGACTTATTTTAATAGGTAATATATACTAAACAATGAAAGGAAATATCTATGGCAACCAGAAACTTTAGTGCAGAGGAACGCACGAAACTTAAACAATTGATGAGCGAAAGTATTTCAGTAATGACTGAGGTTGAAGTACTAACAGGCGGTCTTAACGATACCATTAGTGCAATTGCAGAAGAAATGAACATCAAGCCAAATCTACTTAAGAAGGCAATCAAGATGGCACAGAAGCGTGACTTTGATAAGGCTCGTGAAGACCTTGACATCATTGAAAGCATTCTTAACAGCACAAACAACTTGGATAGCGAACAATAATGGCATATGTAGATGCACTACTTGACCGACAGAAAGAAAAAGTATTCGTTGTTGAGCGAGTAGATGGAAAACGCATCTACAGAGACTATCCTATAAATTATGTATTTTACTATGAAGACGGCAACGGGAGTTTCAAAAGTATCTATGATACTCCTGTTCGTCGTGTATCGTGTCGCAGTAGCAAGGATTTTCGCAAGGAACTTGCAATACACAGTGGTAAGAAACTATATGAGGCTGATCTTAATCAGACATTTCGTTGTTTGGCTGAGAATTACCTTGGCAAGGACTCGCCACAGTTACAAACAGCTTTCTTCGATATTGAGACGGACTTTGATAATGTCCGTGGCTATAGCACTCCAGACGATCCATTTACTAAAATTACAGCAATCACGTTATATCTTGATTGGTTAGACCAACTTATTACGCTTACCATACCGCCAAAAACAATGAGCATTGATGAGGCTAATCGTATTGCCGCACGATTTGATAATACTTTTATCTTTGATAGTGAACGTGAGTTACTACTAACATTTCTTGAACTTATTGATGATGCTGATGTGCTAAGTGGTTGGAACAGTGAAGGGTTTGATATTCCTTATACCGTCAACCGTGTTGCTCGTGTGCTGAGCAAGGACGACACTCGTCGCTTCTGTCTTTGGGATCAGTTTCCTAAAGAACGTGAATACGAGAAGTATGGCAAGATGAGCAAGACATTTGATTTAGTTGGACGTGTCCATTTAGATTATATGTTGTTGTATCAAAAGTACACCTATGAAGAACGCCATTCCTATAGCCTTGATGCTATTGGCGAATATGAACTAAATGAACGCAAGACCGCATATGAAGGTTCACTTGATCAGTTGTATAACCGTGATTTTGAAACATTCATTGCATACTCTCGTCAAGACGTTGCACTTCTTAATAAACTAGATAAGAAATTGCGGTTTCTTGACCTAGCAAACGAAATTGCGCACGATAATACTGTGTTGTTGCAGACTACAATGGGTGCTGTTGCAGTGACAGATCAGGCAATCATTAATGAAGCGCATCGTCGTGGTATGGTTGTTCCTAGCCGCCGCCCACGCAGTGAAGAGGTTAATACACAGGTTGCTGGTGCCTATGTTGCATATCCTAAAAAGGGTTTGCATGATTATATTGGTGCTATCGATATTAACTCACTGTATCCAAGTGTCATTCGTGCACTCAACATGGGACCAGAAACTATTATTGGTCAATTACGTCCCATTATGACTGATGCTTACCTTTCAGCCAAGATTGCCGAAGGCAAAAGCATTGCTGCTGCGTGGGAAGGTTTGTTTGCTTCGCTAGAATATACTGCTGTAATGAACCGTGATATTGGTACGGAGATTACACTAGATTGGGCAAATG